ATGACAACAAAAGATTTGATTTGCGAAAAATGCAAACATTTTAAACCAATAACAGGAGGATGCAATGCTTTTAAGGAGGGAATACCAGAAACAATACTATTGGACAATATACATGATGCTCCACTACCAGATCAAAAAAACAATATAGTTTTTGAGGAGGGCCAGTCTGAGGAGGATAAATTTTTTAATTAATATATTTGCAATATGAATACAATCATTTATAAATCAACTCAAATAGGCGAGCTGGTAGATGCCGATGCTGCTGCTGGAGTTGTAAAAGGATATGGATCTGTTTTTGGTAATGTCGATTCTGATGGCGATGTAATCAATAAGGGAGCATACAAAAAAACTATTCAAGAGAATGGCCAGAGAGTTAAATATCTATATCAGCATGATATGGATAAGCCGCTAGGGAAAATGGTACACCTAGAGGAGGATGACAAAGGTTTAATATTCGAGGCGCAAATTCCTAAAACACAATTAGGAAAAGATGTTGTAGAGTTAATGAAAGCTGGAGTGATTACTGAGAACTCTGTAGGGATCTTACCGATCCAAAAAGAAATGGGCCATGATGGCTATCGCCATATTAACGAGGTCAAGCTGTTTGAAATATCAGCTGTGACATTAGCGGCCAATGACCAGGCAATGATTATGGATGTAAAAGGAAATGTAGATCCAGAGAAAATTGCTAACCGCTATGATAAACTAGCTCAATTAATCAGAAAGGGAGAAATCTCTGATGATCTGGGATACGCCTTAGAGGCGGAAATATTAAAGCTAAAGTCAATTTATGTAAATGTCACTCAGCCGACTGAAATAGAGGTCACTGAGCCGATCGAGGTAAAAGCAGACAATGGCGAAATTTACAACTATTTGTTTAATGTCTTAAAAAAATAATATAATGGACAACGAAATTAAAAACCAACTCGATCAGATCGGAAACATTGTTGACGAGAAAATCGAGAAAGCATTTAACCAGGCGAAAGATAACGCCAAGGGTGAAATGGAATCATCTCTAAAATCAGAGATTGATAACCTTACTACTCAGTATGTAGAAAAAAGTGATGCTCTTAACAAGAGATTAGATGAGATGGAAATGGCCGCTAAGAAAACTGCTGCTGGCGCAACTCCTAAATCATTTAAAGCTGCTATCGAGGGAGCGCTTAAAGATGGCGCAATCGATGCAATGGTAAAAGGAAATGCAAACGCTGCTCGTTTCGAGGTTAAAGCTGATATGAGCCTAGGTGCTGATGTTACAGGAGTTGTAGCTGCTGAAACTATCGTAGATCAAATCAAATACGATCCTAGCCGCTCAGTACATATCCGCTCTTTACTACCTTTAGGATCAACTGATGCACAGACTATCCGTTTCCCTAAAGAAACTGCATACTCTGATGGAGCTGCTGCTACTGCTGAGGCTGCTGCATTTGGACAGTCAGATTTCGATCTAGCTGCATCTACTGTAAATGTCGAGAAAATCGGTACTTACATGAGAATCACTGGAGAGATGCTAGATGATATTAAGCAATTAACATCATATCTATCAGCTAGAGTTCCAGAAAAAGTATTATCTGTAGAGGATAATGAAATCTTAAATGGGGATGGATCATCACCAAACTTAGATGGATTGTTTACTGATGGAACTGCATTTGCTGCTGGCGGATTCGCTTTAGCTATTGAATCAGCTAATGAGTTTGATGTATTGACTGTAGCGCTTAACCAATTAGCACTAGCTAACTACCAGGCGGATACAATTCTTTTGAATCCTACTGATCTACACAAAATGATCTTGTTGAAATCTACTGCTAATGAGTATTTGAGAAATCAAATCTTTAGCGGTTTACAGCCAACAATCAATGGAATCCCTGTGACGGTTAACACGGCCGTGACTAGCGGAAAATTTCTTGTAGGTAATTTACGCCAAGCATCTCAGCTTTGGATTCGTGAGAATCTAGCTGTAGAGTTCTCAAGAGAGGACAGCGATAATTTCCAAAAGAATTTTGTAACTGTACGAGCAATGGAGAGAGTAGCTTTAACTAACTACCTACCTAATGCGATTGTACAAGGAACTTTCTCAACTGCTAAAGCCGCTCTAGAAACTGCTTAATCACAGTTAATATAGCTCATTTAGTATGAGAATTTTATTAAAGAGGGTAGCCTTTATGGGTTACCCTTTTTTTATTGTCAATGAATTAATTTCCCCATATATTTGGAATTTCCAAATAATTCTTTAAATTTGGGGAAACAAACTATTTTAATTATGAGAACTATTATTCAAAAAATCAAACAATCTACTGAGTGGGAAATCATCGGAGAGATGACAAAACCTAAAATAATTTTAGGCGCATTATTATTTAATATCTGTGCATTTGTTTTTATGTATGGATTTTTAGATTTGCTTTTATACATACATTACAATCTATAAATTATGAATTTGCAACAAAAGGTTAGGATTGTTTTAATAGTGGGATTTATTGCCTGGGGATTTTCCCTGGGCATTAGATTCCAGGCTATATGGGATGCGCTTGTAATGTTTGCTATATCATTCACCTTAATACGATATAACAATGGATGAGCTTGATCCATACGATTTTTATTTAAAAAGCATTGAGAATCTGGTGAGCAAAATGCAGCCAGCAGATTATTTGTATCTTAGTGATAAGATATGGGATTTTGCCGATAGGCTAGAGGAAATTAAAAAGAGATAGTTATGGAATTTTATCCGAACACACCGCCAGATGATTACGAGGGAGGCTATTGCAAGGTTTGCGATCGCCCTAGTTATGGTGATGATATTTGCAGCGCAACTTGTTTTGAGGCATTTATGCTGTAAAGTTTTGTTTTTTTTCATTTGATGCAAAACCCTAGACTGAGATATGTTTAGGGTTTTTTTCGTAGATTTGATTTCGTGGATAATAACCAAAGAGGTTGTTTGGCGGAGTACATATTCGCCACTGAGTGCATGAAAAATAATTACCAGGTATCCATGCCTCTTATAGATTCATCCCTTTACGACTGTATTGTGGATACAGGGGATCGACTCCTCAGAGTACAAATAAAATCATCTACTAAAACCCCAGAAAGTAAAACCAGGCAAAACGTACATATTCCCCTACAAAACAATAAACGTAACTACACTAAAGACAAAATTGACTACTTTGCTGTCTGGTCTGATTTTTTTAATGGTTGGTTTATTTTTAAAAATACTGGAAAAATGCAATCTATAAGAGTTTCACTTACAGGAAAAAACAAAAAATATTTTAATAACTTTGCATTTAAAGAATGATTTCATAATCGTAATTTTGTTTGGTTTGTTTAAGGAGAGAGCGCTACAATTACTGTGGCGCTTTTTTTTTATCTTTGTTGTAAATTATATAGTATGAAAATCAAAATGACTAGAGATGTCTATTCTGGGCCAGGATGGCGCAAAGAGGGTGACATTGTTGATCTGGATCCTAAGATAGCAAAGCACTATATTAGAAAAGGAATAGCTATAGAATACAAAGAGGAAAAGGCTGTAAAAGAAACCAAAGAGGCCAAAGCTCCTAAAAAGAGAGTAACTAAAAGTAAAAAATGATGCACGATATTAAGGTCAACTCTGTAACTGGCAGCGAGGTATTAACTACACAAAACGTAAAAGATTTTGTGCGCATCGACACTAGCGCTGATGATACTATCATAGATCAAATGATCACTACTGCCAGAGAATGGTGTGAAAACTATATCGGAAAAGATATAGTCGCTAAAAATAGAACATTCTACCTCCAGGAGGTTGACCAGCGTTTTACTTTGCCTTTTGCACCAGTAGCATCTATCAGCTCAGTAACCTCTGAGGGAACTGCTATAGATTATGACACCTATGGCCTGGATGATACTATGGTAGAAATAAAGAGCCTACCAGCTAAAGAGGTCAAGGTCACCTATGTAACTAGCGGACTCACTCATGAGCTTGTAAAGCACGCCATACTACACCTAGTGTCAAGCCTTTATGATTATAGAGCTGACTTTGTAACTGGAACTATAGTAGCAGAGGTGCCTGTAAAGACTAAGGACATACTACAATCCTTTAAAACAATGTATTTCTAAATGAGTGCTGGTAGATTAAATACTAGAATTGAGGTCAAAAGATTGACTAAAACAGCTGATGGCTATGGCGGATACACCTCTACAAATGCAACTGTAGAAACGCTATGGGCAAATAAAAAGGATATAAAGGGCGAAATAAAAGACACTGAGGGTAAAAGAGGCCGCCATGTTTTAATTGAATTAGAGCTAAGGAAAAAGGCCGCTGATCAGATCCAGGATAATGATCTGTTAAAGATAGAGGGCAAAGATGGCCTGTATCGCATAAATGGTTTTTATGATAGTGAACAGGATTTTTTTACTACCATACAAGCCACTAAATTAGATTAATGAAAATAGAGCTAGATAAAAACAGCTATAATAAGCTCCAGGGCAAACTCATAAAGCTAAAGGCTATAGATAAAACAGCGCTTTCTACTGAGATAGGAAAAGGCGCTTTAAAGATGGCCAGAGAAATGAAAAAAGTTGCGCCAGTTGACAAAGGTCATCTAAGGAGAAATATTAAAGCTGTAGTAAATAATAAACAAGCTGAGATCAGATCTGATGCTAATTATTCTGGCTTTGTAGAATTTGGTGGCGGAACGCCCAGCCCAAGAAAAAATGGTAATGCTGAGATCCCATTTTTTTACCCTACTGTAAACAAGGGAATAAAAGAAATGATGACCAGTATAGATAACACAATAAAAAAACTACTTAAATGAATGAGGCCATACACTTTATTAGGAGGGCAATTATAAGCCGCCTAACGGATGCAATTACTGTAAATGGTAGTTATGTGCCAGTTTATAATAGAGTGCCTAATGATGCCTCTGAGCCATATATACGAGTCTATTCCGTAACCTCTACTGAGGTAGATCAAAACTCTGATAATTTTATGCTAGACTGTTCTACTAGAATCGAGGTAGTAACATCTTTTGTAGGTGATGATGGCGGAGAGTTGCAAGCTAACCAGATCACCTCTGAGATATTGAATTTGATTCGCACCAGATCAGATAGCTATTTTGACTTGAGTTCTGATGGTTTTAATGTTTACACTTGCACCAATGAGGGTACTAATTATCTTTATGAGGATGGCGGTGATAAAACATATTTTAGAGCTATTTTAAATATTTCTAATCGTGTTGAGCAAATTAGTTAATATGGCGGATTTAAAAATTTATATACTGGCTTTTGTCAGTTTAATTATTGGTGGTATCCAGGCCATTAATCCCTGGGTACAGTTTTTAGTATTGGTTTTGACAGTTGTTTCATTATTAGTTAAAATAAATAAAGATTTAAAAAAGTAATTATATGTCCCCAAAAATTGATATTAATAACGATGGAAAAGCGGATTTTTCCATAAACATTACACAAATAATCACAATAGCTGCAATGTTTGCATCTATTATAGGATCCTATTATACTCTAAACGCTAGAATTGATGCAGTGGAAACCGCTGCTGCAAAGCTAAAAGAGAATGAACAAAAATATACCTGGCCAGCTCAAAGAAAATTAGAGGCAGAAATGAAAGAGATGGAACTCGAAATGCGTGCCTTTATGAAAGACATTGAGTACCTACAAAAGGATAAACGTAGGTGAGGACAGGAACTGTAGGCAGTACGTTAAATTTAAATAATACTAATACAATAAATATGGACACTTTAATGATTATAATTGCTGGAGTAATTTTTATCTCGGCTATTGCTATGATTTTAGCATCTCGCAAAATTGTCAAGGATGACAATAATAATAAGATCCCAGACTGGGTAGAGCAGAAATTTGCAGATTTAAAAGATGAAATCAAAAAACTTAAAAAATAAGCAATGAGATATATCAGCAAACACATCAGCTGGAGGGAGGCGAGTCATTCAGCGACAGCGGAGAAAAAAGAGATCGACAATACACCACCAGAGGTGGCTGTGCAAAACATGAAAAAACTTGCCAAAAATGTATTCGAGCCGCTCAGAGAATGGGCAGCAGAGCCGATTCGTGTAAATAGTTTTTATAGATCGCCAGATCTTTGTGATGCAATCAGATCTAAACGTACATCTCAACACACTAAAGGGCAAGCTATTGATATAGATGCAACTGGTATGAAAACTAATGCAGAGTTATTTAATTACATCAAAGATGAATTAGATTTCGATCAATTAATCTGGGAGCATGGTGATGATGAAAATCCAGACTGGATCCATGTATCTTATGTAGGCCCAAGTGGAAATAGAAAAAATGTACTCAGAGCTGTAAAAAAAGGGCGTAAAACTACATACGAGTTATATGATTAAATTTTTATTATCTCTACTGGGCAAAGGCGATAAAGGTAACACCAATCTAGGTGGCCTAGCTTTAGATATTCGTGAGGCAATCAAAGGAAAGGAAATGGATCCTCAACGCCTTATAGAACTCCAGGCAGAGATTAATAAAGTAGAGGCTCAGAATAGGAGTATTTTTGTTAGTGGCTGGCGGCCTATGGTCGGCTGGATTTGCGCAGCTGCTTTTGGCTTTCATTATATAGTAATGCCATTGCTGATAGCTTATACTGACATTGATCCAGTAGAGTTTGACACTAACAGCCTTTTCACAGTACTAATGGGAATGCTAGGTTTAGGTGGACTTAGAACATACGAAAAGCTAAAAGATAAAACTAAGTGATGGGCAAAGCATTAAATCGTAGAGGTAAATATAGTCACTGCACCAGAGCGCAAAAGCAAGGCAGAAATAAACCAGCTAAAAAGAAATAATATGGCTACACAGGAATTATATAGTGCTAACAATTTTTATAGATTACAGTTTGGCGATTTTGGGTTTAGACACCTAGATTCTAACAATACAAATACTACTCCAGATGGAGAGCATTATGGTTTGATAGAGTCACTAGGAAACACTACTTTGACTTTTACAAACCTTACTAATGGAGGTGATACCACAGTGACATTAACACTAAAAGATTTCCATTCTATTAGAGGTCACATGACCGATATTACTGTGACTGCTGGAGAGTGCATAGCATACCTTAGAAAATGATTAAATTTGTAGAAAATACATAGATGGCTACATTCACTGGAAATAAAATAAAAGATACCTATCAATCAATAGTTAAAGCTATAGATAATGATGAGGTAGGCGGAACTGACAAACAGCTAACTGATGGAGTTGGCAATGAATTAGGACTCCATGTAAATACATCTGGTGATTTAAGAGTCGAGGGTGATCTCAGAGTTGATGGAACTATAAAAGATTCTCTAAACTCGCCAGGCACAAATGGCCAACTATTAAGCAGCACACTTACAGGAACTGACTGGGTAGATGCTAGCACATTTTCAGTGACATCATTAACAGGGGGAACTGGTATAGATGCTGATTACAGCCAAGGCGATGTGACTATTTCTCTAAATACAGAGGATTTCCAGGATCTTATAGGCGCTATGGTTTCTGGTAATACAGAAACAAATATCACAGTAACCTATGATGATACTAATGGAAAGTTAAATTTTGAGGTTACTGATTTAGGCGAAACCTACATCGCTGATGAGGTTACTTTAAATCTAGATGGCAGCAATCAATTTGCTGTAGCTGATGGCGGAATAGATACTGATCAACTAGCCTCAGATGCTGTTACAGATGATAAAATAGCAGCTAACTCAGTGGGCGCTAGTGAATTAAAAGTAGATGGGAACGGAACTGCACTAAAAGCATTATTATCTGATGGGGATGGCACTTTTTCCTGGGTTGATGTAGTTAGATCAATAGCCACTGACTCAATAATAGCAGCTAATGTAAATACAGGAGCTGTTACATTATCACTCGCAAATAACTCAATAGGAGCTGATCAGTTAAATGTATCTGGAGATGGATCGCCTGGTCAAGTTTTAACATCTGATGGCGATGGATCATTTAGCTGGGATGATGTTTCTGGAGGCGGTGGTACTACAAATGTAAACTTAGAGATTTATAGAGATAACTTTACAGCGGATGGAACTGACTACCAGTACACGCTGTCACAGTCAGTATCAGATGAGAATGACATCCAGGTTTATTTTGATGGGGTATATCAATCAAAAGATAATTTCTCTGTATCTGGTACTACTTTAGATTTTGGTACAGGAAATGAGGTAGAATCTGGAGTAGAGATAGAGGTAATAACTTTTGGAGCTACCTCAGTAACATTATTAGGCGGCTCTGGATCAACAAACTTTTTACCAATATTTACAACATCAACTGAGGTAGGAAACTCTAGTATTTCCCAGGCTAACAATATTTTAGATGTAGATTTAAATGGAGCTGTAACAATTCCAGTAGGTACTACAGCAGAGCGACCAGGAACGCCAGAGGTAGGAATGTTTAGATATAATACTACCTTAAATCAATATGAGGTTTATGATGGCTCTAGTTTTGTAGAATTAGGTAATACTTATACAGCTGGACAGGGAATAGCTCTAGATGGATCTAATGAGTTTACAGTAGCCGCTGGAAATGGATTAACACAGGAAACAAATGGACTAGCTCACGATGATACATCTAGCCAGGCATCTTTAACAGCAAGCTCCAGAACTTATGTAACTGGCGTGACTCTAGATACTTTTGGTCATGTTACAGGATTAACAACTGCTACAGAAACTGTTACAGATACAACATACAGCGCTACTGGCAATGGTTTAGATCAAGCTGGTACTGTATTTAGTCACGCTAATACCTCATCTCTGGCCTCTACATCAAACTCTGGTAGAACATATATCCAGAATGTAACAGTAGATGAATTTGGACACCTTACAGGAGTCACTACTGCTACAGAAACTGCTGGCGATGCTAGTACATACACTAATGGAAATGGTTTAGAATTATCTGGATCAAATGAGTTTAGTGTGGCCAGTCAAATATATGGGCCAACTATAATAGGTAGCTCAAATGATACGTTTATTTATTGGAATGAGGATAACTCAATTCAGTTTTTCATAAATAGTAATTATGTAGCTAAAATGGAGGCTGATGGCGATTTTCACGCTGATGGGGATGTGGTGGCCTATTCAAGTTCTACCTCATCTGATGAGCGCCTAAAGGATAATATTAAGAAAATAGAAAATGCCTCAGATAAAATAAAAGAGCTTAAAGGAATTGAATTTACCTGGAAAAGAAATGGCAAAAATGGAGGCGGTGTAATCGCCCAGGATGTCGAGAAAGTTCTACCAGGAGCAGTTAAAGAGGTCGAATCTCTAGAGGGTGATCAGAGCTATAAAGCAGTTGACTATAATGCTATTATAGGACTCCTAATAGAAACAAACAAAGAACTTTTAGAACGTATTGAGAAACTAGAAAACAAAGGATAATGGCACTACCTAGCAGCGGTCAATTAAGTTTATCAGACATTGCTACTGAGTACAGTGTAGCTCAATCCAATATTAAACTAGCTACTATGTCAGTGGATATAGGATTAACACCTCAGCACGCTGTATCCGAGTTTTATGGTAGATCAGCTGGTCCTAGTTTTACGCCTCTAAGTTATACAGCAGTAGCACAGGGATCCGCTATGGAAACTTGGAGGGTATTCTACAACAATGGTAGGTGGCATATCACAGGACAGGACTCCGATGGCGAGTATGATATTTCAGATAACAATGCTAGTTCTTTTACTAATCTAAGTAACAGTATTAGATTAAATGGATCACTAGCTTTTAATGGCGATACAGTTTGTGCTATAGATTTATCAGCGGATAATGATGATTTTAGGATATTTAGATCTACTAATAATGGCACTAGTTATAGTACTGTTTTTACAGATACAAATGGTAATTACACAAATACTAGAGTAGGTCCTCATATTTTTTATCATGGAAATAACCGCTGGATAGCTTTTAGTAATTACACAAA